TACTAATACATCTGAGGTTGCTGGTTTGAAAGGTGGTAGTGGTAAAGTCCTAGCATGGGATACATCTACTAATACTGTAACTGTACAGTTAAGAAATAGCGGACAATTCAAAGCATCTGAAGCATTGACTTTCTCTACTCAGACTTCTTTAACTGGTGTTACAATCACAAACTCTGGAGCAACTGAAGTTAAACCATCCTTTAGTATCAATACTACATTGAATGCATACAACCTATCACAGAGTTCTTCTATCGCTGATGATGAATTATATCTTGATAAGATAAGTGGTAACATTGTTGACTGGGATGCACAGTCACAGGTATTGACTGTATTCAATGATAAAGAAGCAATCAATGGAGATTTCACTGCTGCTGTAACAGGTGGTTCTGCATTTACTAGAAACGCAACACCTACAAGTCAGTTACCTGACGTTTTCCGTGTTGGAGATGCAGTTCAGTATGTAAATCAAGCATCAAATACAAATGATTGGTGGATTGTTAAGACGGTAGGTTATACTGCTGGTGTTGAATTTGTTGCTGAAAACAGATCTAAAAATACATCTGGTGTTTCTAAGTACATAACAAAAGAAATTTCTCTAGAGAATCCAGGAACAACTATTGATGTTAAATTAACAGCAAATATTAGAGAAGTATCTAATATTAAAGTCCTTTACAAAATTAAAGAATCATCTAGTGAACAGAACTTTGATGATATTGAGTGGGCATTCTTTAACATTACAGGTATACCAGATATTGATATTGAAGCATCTGCAGAAAATGAGATCTCAGGTCTCTTTGAAAAACAAGATTCTTATCAACAATTACCATTCAGTGTAAGTAATTTACCAGAGTTTACATCATTTGCAGTTAAAGTTATTATGGAATCTGATAATCCAGCATACGTACCTAAGGTACAAGACCTGAGAGCGGTGGCGAGTTTCTAATGTACAAGGTTGAAGGCGAAGATGGTCTGTATAGAGACCCCAATACAAATGCTATAGTTAATAAAGATACAAAGTTATTTGAAAAAGTAAGAGCTTCTAGAGTTAGACAGGAACTTCAGGATCAGGAACTAAAAAATCTCAAAGATGAAATAACTGAGCTCAGATCGCTTTTACGTGCTATAATAAATAGATCAGACTATTCATGAATTATTATGTCTTGCACAGATACAACAAAACTGAAAGGTGAATTTGAGGCACAACTCAAAGATGCCGATACAAAAATTACGAAAGTAAAAGAAGAACTGGTTAAACTTAACGAGTACCGCACAAAACTAGTTGGTGGTTTAGAAACTCTTGCTCTGTTAGAAGAACAGAACAAAGATCATGAACACACAGACGGAGAGGCAGCAGGTACACCAGCAAGTGTAGAACCAGCATAACGAGTTTTCCCCTCGCTAAATAGTGGGGGGTTTTATTTTAGACTAATGGCGGCAATACCTATAAATTTGATTTGCGAGAAGGGTACAGATTTCGCTGCAACGTTCAACATCCAGAACGAAGCGAACACTACCCCTTTGAATCTTACTGGATATACCGCTGTTGCTAAGCTAAGAAGAAGTTACACATCATCTACTGCAACTGACTTTGTTGTCGATTACCCAGATAGATATAATGGTGCCTTATCAATATCTTTAGCAAATGCAACAACTGCTGCATTAGAAGCCCGAAGATATGTTTATGATATACTTTTGACTGCTCCATCAGGAACTAAGTCAAGAGTCATTGAAGGAATTATAGAAGTAACCCCAGGAGTATCCTGATGCCTACGTATAACGTTAGTGTACAGAATTCTAACTACAATGTAGTTACTCCTGCGCAGAAAAAGTATGCGGTTGGTGTTACCTATGATATACCCGCTAAATATCTACAGAATAATAATATTGTTCTGGATGACTTTACTAGTCAGTTCAACAATTCTCAAACTGTTTTTAATTTAACAGCTAGTAACGAGACATATGTTCCAACTGACTCTAGTCAAATCATTGTTTCTGTAAATGGTGCAGTTCAACACCCAGGTGTTGATTATTCAGTAACTAACAATCAAATTGCTTTTAGTACTGCTCCTTCTGTAGGAGATAAAGTTTTCATTGTTGCTTTAGCAACAACTGCAGATCTAACGAGAACAATTAATTTTGTTCATAGTAGTGGATCTATGGATATGACTGCTGGAACCAAAGGTGAATTGCAAATAGATGTTACAGGACAAATTGATACATGGACTGTCGTTGGTGATGTCGTTGGATTTCTCAGGTTAGATATTGAGAAATGCAGTTATAACGATTATCCAAATGGATTTTCTTCAATTGTTAGTACGGACTATCCTACTATCATTGCGGGAAATTTAAAAGGAACTAACGATAACCTAACATTATGGGACAAAAATTTGATCGCAGGAGACATCCTAAGATTCAAAGTACAAGGCGTGACGATCATTAGAAGATTTATGGTCGGTCTGAAAGTCTTGTTATGATAAATAATTTACGGTTGAAAGATTTATAAATAAACGTAAGCAAGCACAACACAAACATCGGAGTTAAGTTAAATGGCACTGCTAGTACCTAATATTGGCGAACTTGAGTCGCTTCGTTATCTAATTAATAACAACAATCATGTTCTTGATCGTGAGGATAATGCTCCCCGTGATCTAATTCTAAAGCTGTATAGCAGCGACACAACACCTGCTGAGGGAGACGTTCCTTCTGCAACTGCATACTATGAACCATATGCTAATGGTAATACCAACGGGTACGGTAGTGCATCTTCAACTGGTTATCCTTTAGCTGTTAACAACAGAACTGAAGCTCGCTACGACTACACTGCTCAGTATGGTATTCTCCTAAACGGTGCTCGCTGGAAAATCAACCAAGACTCTTCTGCTAACGTTGTAACTACTGCTACATATCCCGAACAGACATTTACCTTCACTAGTGCCGCTGGTAATATCTACGGTTACTATATTGTAAGAGCAAACGACATGCCTGTTTCAGTACATGGTGTTGTTGATGCTGCTTCTGGTGCTGCTGCCGCTACTATCAACAAAGGTAGTTCTGGTTCTCCATGTATCGGTGTTATCGGACAAGATTACATCACATTGCCTAACACTGCATCCATCATGGACAATGTTACTCTTGGTATGCAAGTTAGTGCAGCAACAACTAGTGCTATTGCAGCAAGTGGTGTATTTGTTGGAGGAATTGACCGTGCAACTCGTAGAATCTATCTTTGCGATTCTAGTAACGTTGCTGTTCTTCTTACTGATAACATTCAGGCAGCGACTGATCCTACAATCAACCTAAACTATACTGTAGTCACTACAAGTGCAGCGCATAGTTTACAACCAGGAGATGTTATTTACGTTGCTCGTGGTTCTTCTAATACTACAACTACAGAAAATACATACACTATCTTTAGTACTCCTTCAGGTACTACATTCGAGACTACACCTGCTCTTGATGGAACTGGTAACCTAACTCTTTATAGCAGCATAATGTTCGCTGAAAGATTTACAAATGGTCCATATCCAATTCAGAACAACGGTGACCAAATTAAAGTTACTCTAAACATCAGTCTCGACTGATATCTGACTTTTCTTTATATCATAAATTCAGTGGGGGACTTGTTTATAGTCCCCCTATTTTTTTGATACTGTATGGCGAACTACGTATATGCTGATACGAATACAGATCTAGACCTAACGTTTGAGACAGAAAACTTAGGTCAAATTTCTGCGTCTGGAACTACAGCAGATTACGGAGACCTTACAGCAACACCAACAAATTTATTAACAAATACTCCCCTCCTAGCAGAAAGTAATATTGATGGAGATAGAGGAGAGATTGTAAATCAAAGTATTACACCTATGGGCGCTGTTGCGTCTATGACCTCTACAACGAACGAAGCGTTTGCTAGGACGAGTTATCTCGGTTCTGGTAGTATCGCAGCGTCTGGTGTCGCTGGGCAGTCACTCAAACGTATCTGGATTGGTTCAGGAACCATATTCGAGATGTCTGATGGTATGGAACGCAGTTCCGCATTCTGGGTCGGTTCAGGTGGACCTACATTTGATGGTGCGGCGGTAGAAATATTCAACGCATCTTATAATACCGATTCTGATCTACTATTATCAGATGATGACTATGGAACTATA